CTGGCCCGCACCCGGTTGGCGAAGTCCGTGCACGACGCCGGGTGGGGCCTGTTCCTCACTATGCTGGAGGAGAAGGCCACCCGATACGGAAGGACCTTCGCGAAGGTCGACCGGTGGTTCCCGTCGTCGCAGCTCTGCTCGGCGTGCGGGATCAAGGACGGCCCGAAACCGCTGTCCGTCCGCACGTGGACATGCCCCGAGTGCGGGACCGTCCATGACCGGGACCTCAACGCGGCACGGAACATCCTCCTCGAAGGACGCAAGACGGCCGCCGGACGGGCGGCTCTGCCTGTGGAGGGAGCGGAAGACCTGGCCTCGGTCAGGCGGCACCCGACGAAGCAGGAACCCACCGGAGCGCCGCATGACGCGGCGCAGGAGGAATCCCCGGCCTGAAGGCCGGGGAGGACGTCAAAGTCTTGGCGAGTCGATTCCGTACCGGCGCCTGGTGCCGTCGACCTTGACGCGGCCCAACAGGGACCGGGACCCGCCGTCCAGGGAGAGGGTCGCCGAGTTCGAACTGATCTCGTAGGCCACGCTCGTGCACCGGAACACTGAGATCCCGTCCGCCCCCACCGACTCCGTCAGGGACGTGGACCGGCCGTGCGACAGCGGAGCATCACACACGATCACCGTGCAGCCTGGCTCGATCTCCCACGGCTCCACCATCCGGCCCGCCTGCCGGTCATAGATCGACGTCGAAACCACCACCCTGCCCGCGGTTTTCGCCTGCGCCGCCTGCCGCAGCGCGGACACGCCACGGACCCGGGCCAGCAGTGGCGACATCAGCCCCTCGCTGGTCAGGTCGAGGGTCATGGTCCGCACGATCCCCGCCTCCGCCAGACCCCTGACGTTCGCCCGTACCTCAGCGACCCACGTGGTTTTGCTGGACCCGAACGTTGACCCGATATACCGGACCAGGCACCGGTTCGCGACGTCGTTCCCGCCGCCACTGAGCTCAACATCCCCAGCACCGGCAGGGATCACGTACCGGGCCGGCGCATCCCACCGGCCCACGGAAAACCTCGGCAGCCCGGACGGGCCCGGCGCGCCAACAGCCCACCACACGTCAGGCGCGTACGTGCCGATGAAGTCAAGGACCTCGCGGGCCGACACCCCGTCCCACCACGCCGCATGAGTGATCAGCGTCGACCACCTGATCCCCGACTGGGCCTGGTTCGGGTCATACTCGACGACGCTGTTCAATCCGCGGCCCATCAGGTCATGCAGCACTTCACGGGCCGTTATCGCCGGGATGGCGGATGCAACCTGACCGGCATAGCTGTACCGCTTATGGATCACCGTGAGGTTGGACCAGTAGACCGTCTCGTCCTGCGCTGTGGTGACGTCAGCCCCGGTCCGCTGCCACGCCAAAAAGAGGTTCTGTGACCAGCGGACCGCCGCCGGCCACGCCCCCACGGATGCGCGGGCATCAAAGTTCACCTGATCCGGCTGCCAGGCATGCCGCCAGGACGGACCCCACTCGATGGGATTCCTGATCGTCGGATCAGCGGCAGACACCAAGTTCAAAAACCCGCTATCGGTGCGAGTGGTACGGACTGATCCGAGTACCCGCTCGATCTCTCCGCCGGGCGCGTACACCCACGTTGAATGGTCGTTCTGTTTGAAGCTTGTTCCTTCGCTGAATCCCTCCTGAATGAACCACGGCGAAACCGTCGCTGAAGGGTCATTCGGGTGGGCTACAAACCGGACGACCGACGGAACAAGAGGATCGAGTGGCGTTACACGGAACGAGACAGACCCGCCCCCACGCAGATCCCACTCGGCTGTGGTCGTGTCCTCCTCCGCCGCGAACCCTAGGGCACCACCGCCCGTCACTTCGAGCCGGTCCGGCAACCGGGATGCCTCATAGTGGGCAGTCACCCTGGCTGCGGACAGTTCCCCCGAGTAGAGGGCCAGGTCCCAGATGCGGCCGTCTATCTGTGCGGTTCCGTCGAACCTGCGCCCGATCCACGCAGTGGAGGAGACGCCGGTCATGGTGCCGCGGGCCGCGAACACGGAACTCAAGAGGACGCGCGTCCCGTTGAAGAAAATGCTCATGTCGCCGGAAACATCGTTGCATGTGCCGACGACATGCAGGATTTGGCCAGTCGGGGGAAGCGTGGTGGCGTGAACGACACGATATGCGCTGCCGGTCCACCAACCGATCCCTAAACGTCCTTGGGCTGAACTGTTCAGATTAAACCCCATGATCATCGGAATGGGGTTGGTGGAAGTTGTTCCGTCGTGACCGAACAACCACGGTCGACTACTGGAGGACGTCGACGGGATCGTGTCGAACGTGACCAACGCTTCGATGGTCTGCGGACGCCACGCGGAGGCCCCCGTGACCGACGCACCACCCCCGGCGAAGTCCGCCCCCGTGCCTGGCCCTGGACGGTTCGCCGCGACTGACCCGGGCGTGACGCTGCCGGTGATGGTCGCGGTGACCGACGCGACATCCTCCGCGAAAGTCGTGCCGCTGGCCTCCGAGAACCTCCACCTCGCCAGCGGGGTGTCGGCGTCCTGCGCTGTGCTGTAGGCAGTCGCCATCAGGCCGATGCCGTCGCCGCGAGATCCATGACGCCGGACGTGAGGACCAGCGTCCACGTGGTCCCGGACGTGGAGTCGACGTCACTGATCTGCTGGTAGCCGTACCAGTCGCTGCTGGACGCACCACCACGCAGACCGATGTACCTGGCGACGAATCCGATCGGCAAGTCCGTGACCGTCACGGTGCCGGACTGCATTTTGGACCCGCCCGATGCGGCAGCCCACGTGATGGTCCCGCGGGTCGACCCAGATGCCTCACTCGTGCCGGTCGATCCCGGGTTGGCGTCATGCGCCGAGATGTGGGTGATGAGCGTCCCGAGGGCGTCGAGCATCGCATTTTTCGCTGCGACACTGTATGGCATTCTTTTACCTCCTAATCGAAACCTTGAGTGTCGTATGCGTCGAGCTCAACCGAGTCACCAGATCCGCCAGCCGCGGCTATCCCCCAATACGTTCCATTGGTTTCGAAGTATGGGCCACTGATGCCATCGAGATCAGCAGAGGCGATCAGCGTGGATGAGGCGACAACTGTAATCCCGAAATAAGTGGGCCAAAAATGCGATGAGATGTCGAGTGTCATCCCAACGGATATCGAAGCCGCGATGGAATGAATCTGAGTAGATGCTCCATCGTCGACGCGATGCAGCGAGACTGCCGTCTCGGTTACTTCCCAGTAGTACCCGGAATACTGGAGCGAAGGCTCAGCCCAACACCACAGCCTTAACGCAGCACCACTGCTTGCCAGCCTGGCGGTCAGGGTTACACTCGCCACGGTCGAGATGCCGGAGATCCCATACACCGGGTCGATGATGATCCCCCTGGCATCTGCCGGGAGGTGGCGTCCGATCCCTCCAGTCGGCCCGACCGTCAACACTCCCGTCGTCGTGCCCGTCGCCGACGAACCTGGCGACGTGAACCCCGGCTCCCACCCGGACCAGAACGACCCGTCATCCGGTGGACCAGCCAGCGGGATCGGCAGCATGTCCCCCAGTTCCCCGTCGGGGTCCTGGAGGTAGCCGAGGTATCCCGGATAGTCGGCAGGAGTCGGGTAGTCGATGCCCTGGAAGTCGATGCCGCCGAAGTCGCCGAGATTCCCACCGAAATCGCCGAGATCCCCGAGGTCGCCCAGGTCACCGATGTCGCCGAGGTCGTCACCGAAGTCGAGGCCGAGTTCGTCACCGAAGTCGAGGAGGTCGTCGAACCCGCCCAGGTCGCCGCCGAACCCGCCGTCCAGGTCGTAGTCGCCGCCCGGCGTCAGATCACCGGAGAACGACTGCTGGGCGGGGTCGAACTCCCCGACGGCCTGCCACGACTCCTGGGACCGGTCGATGAGGGCATAGACCTCACGCCACCCGTCCATCTGTGACTGCTCGCCCTCGGCGGTGAGCCGGAACGTGGTCACGCCCGGCTCCGCTGACAGGCCAGGGTCGGTGAGCCGCCCATGCCACACCCGGGCCCCGGTCCTGCCGTCGACGACGTCGACCGTCGCGAACGTGTCCAGGGCGTCCGGTACGGCCGTCCCCGCTGGGAACGTGAGGGTGCACGACAGTGTCTTGTGCCCACCAGGGGCGGTCTTCTCGAACCGCAGGTCGGCTGGCGGCGGGATCGTGAGCGCCTCACCGCCACGGGGCCCCACGAGCCGGACCAGGAGACAGTCACGCGGGTCAGCGGACATCAGGCCAACCACCCGTACCGGGGCCAGTAGGACCCGGACCAGGTCAGTGACGCCGTGATCGGCCGGGCCACCGTCAACCCCAGCCCGGCCACGATGTACAGCCGGTTGTCGCCTGGCCGCAGGCGGGGGACGCGGCCGATGAACGACAGGCCAGTCGCACCCACGGCGCTAGGCGAAACGCCGGTGAACGGATCCGCCGAGAAGATCCGTGGCTGCTGGTCCCACCCGTCCAGTGCCAGCACCCCGGACCCGGCGGCCTGCGTCACCTCCAGCGACCCGCAGTCCTCATCCGCCGGAACCAGCGCGACCCAGTCGACGACGAACGCGCCAGCACCGGCCTGGGCGCGGACGACAGCAACCGACACCGACGGCGCCGACGCCGCCAGCGGGGTCTCCGGCGCGGACAGGTACGGGGGCTGTGCGACCGGGACCTGCACGAGACCCATGTCGATGACCCGCGTATCCGACCCACCCGCTGTAAACGGCTCCACCAGCCGGCACGGCCCGGCCTGCGCCACGAGCGTGAATGGCTGCCCGCCGGCATCGGCCTCGCGGGCGCATCGGACCAGGAGCCGGTACGTTCCTGGCGCCTCAACCCCGGCCAGGCTCGGGAACGTCACGGTTACCGTCCATGGGCCACTGCCGGACGTGCTGTAGGTGGCCCGCAGCCCTGACCCGCCGGAGAACGCAGAGTCCCCGGTGAACGAGTTGATCGATGGCGGGGTGGTGCCTTCCGCGGTCGACCCTGACTCGGCCTGCGCAGCGAGCCCGGTCAGTGACGACGGGACACCCCGGCGACGGATCGTGACCATGATCCGGTCGAGTTCGCCGCGGACGTCGGCGTCCGATGACCGCAGCACCAGGGGTGTCAGGGAGTCCCCGGCGACGTCGTCGATGTCCCACACCCAGGGCGTCCCGGACGCGGGGTCCTGGGTGATGGTGGCCGGGCCGACATCGACGCGGGCACCGATCGCGTACGGCTCGGTCTGGACGGTGATCGACCCGGTGACGATCCGGGTCGGCTGCCCCGCCCCAGCGACATTGGACGACAGGCGCGGCACGGTCGGCGCGCACCGCAGCCACACCGGGGTACTCCCCCCATGCCGCTGCAACCGCAAGATGAACCGGCTGCGGCAGAGCTGCTGCAGGCGTTGTGCGAGAACAGCAGCGGCATCCGCTGTCGCCGCGACCATCACCACCGGGACCGTCACCTGCCGTGCCGACAGATCCACCGGCGCCCCACCGGCCGGCGACGGGACCCACAGGAACCGCTCGTCACCAGCCCGAGCAGCCATCTCCACCGCGGCGAGCTCCAGGTCGTCGCGTCGCCCGACCCGTACCCCGCCCGCCGCCGAGTTGAGGTCGAGCAGCACGCTCCCTCCGCTGCCGACCTTGTCGACGATCTGCACTGTCGCGGGCATCAGGCCCACCCCCTGCCGTAGGCCTGGTCGAGTGAGCCGACGAGCCGCCCCGAGTCGAGCCGGACGTTGCCGCCCGCCCTGACGGCGGTGATGAGCTCCCGGAGTAGCCCGGTGAGTTCGGCGTGGCGGGTGTCGCTGCCGCCGTCGTCGAGGCCGAGGCGCCTCCGGGTGCGTGGGTCGTCGAGGGGGATGACGGCCTCGTCTCGCCCGGCTTCGGCGACCTGGGCGAGGGTGCCGCCGGGTTTGGCTTGGACGATGCCGCCCTGGGCGAGCGGTGTGATCCGCCCGAAGTTGACGCTCCCCCCGCCGAAGATCGTCTTACCCCCGACGGTCAGCGGCGGGATGCTGATGTTGATCCGGTTCCACAAGCCAATGATCGAGTTCGCCACCTGCTTGAACGCCGTCACCAGCGGCGTCCACAACGTCCGCGCAATCCCAGAGATCCGCGCCGGGAGACCCCCGAACCCCGTCATCAACCGGCCGAGGACCGTCGTCGTGTTGGTCACCGCCGACGACGCCCCGGACACCACCGACGCGAACAGCCTGCCGCCGACCGACGCGATGCGCGCCGGCATCCCACTGACATAGGTCACGATCCCCTGCAGCCGGGTCGACGTCGACGTCACCGCGGTCCCCGCGCTGGTGGTCAGCGACGCGAACGCCGACCCAGCGACGCCTGCCACGCGGCCCGGCAACCCGGACACCCAGGTCGTGATGCCGCCGAGCCTGGTCGTCACCTCCGTGGCGGCGGAACCAGCAGTGCTGGTCAGGGATGACCACACCGTCCCAGCGATGGCCCCGACTCGACCGGGCAGGCCGGACACCCAGGTCACGATGCCTTCCAAGGCCCCGGTCGCGGACATGACCGCACCACTGGCTGACGTCGCGATCGGCGCCCAGATGCCAGCCGCCAGCCCGGCGACCCTCCCCGGCAGCCCAGAGATCCACGTGACGATGCCACCCAGAGCACCCGTCACTGTCGTCACCGCGGTTCCGGCGGAAGACGTGAGCGACGCCCACGCCGACCCGGCAAGTGATGCGACCTGGCCGGGGAGTCCCTGCAGCCACGTCAGGATGCCGCCGAGGCGCTCACGCGCACCATCAGCGGCTCTGCCTGCCGCCTCCCGGACTTCGCCGAACAGGTCGCCGCCGAGTGCAGCGACGCGCCCCGGGATTCCCTGGACGGCCGTGACGACACCATCAAGGCGCTGCCGCGCGCCGTCGACCGCCCGGCCCGCCGAGTCGAGCAGCGGCCCGAACAGGTCGCCTGCGGCCGATGCGATACGTCCCGGCAGCGAGGCCACGAGGGCAGGGATCTCGCCGAGCTTCCCGACGATCGCCGCAGCGATCTGACCGGCGACCTCACCAATGCGCCCGATGAGGGAACCGAACCCGCCCAGCAGCCCGAGAAGCAGATCGACGCCGACTTCAGCCATGACCGTTGACGGCGAGTTGATCCCGAAGAAGTCCTTGATGCCGTTGAGGATCGCGCTTCCAATACCCCTCACCCATTGCGCAACCTTTGCGCCATAGTCAACACCAAGCAACCCGTCGACAATGCCACCGGCAGCGTCCGCGAAACTCCCAATGCCGCCCGTCACATCCCCCCTGAATAGCTTATAAAGACCACCGACAACGTTGACCAGACTCGAAAAGAGCTTTATCGTTCTGGGTAGACTATTAAGGAGTTCTGTGATGCTTGGGATGGCATTGATAAATGCCTTTCCGAGGCCCGGGAGTGAGTCCGCGATGCGTGAGAAGGAGTCCGCAAACTTTGGTCCGTTCTCAACTCCCTTATCCAGCATTTTTCCGAGCCCGACAGCTATCTTGTCGATGACCTTCGCCAGGGCCGGCGACAGGGCGGCGGACACTTTCACGCCAGACTCGATTAGCTTTGGTAGCAGCGGAGCAAGGGCGGCTACGATCTTGACAAGCCCATTCATTGACTTCTCTGCGTCACCTGAGCGCGCCAAGCCCTCGAACGTCTTCCCAAGGGAGTTGACGAGGTCAGTCAGGACGCCCTTCAGTGGAGCAAGCCCCTTCAGGGATGCGGTAGCGAACTCAAGGAACGGCTTCGCCAGGCGACCAACGATCGGAATCAGGTCACCCAGAGCCGTCCCGAGGGTCTTCGCGAATTCACCGAACGGCTTCTCCGCATCCCGCATGATCGGCTTCAGGCGTTCGAGGCCGGACTGAATCCCGGGCAAGAAGTTCGCCTGACCGGCATCCCGCAACCGCTTGAGCGGCCCGTTAATGAAGTCGTTCATGAACTTCGCGAATGCCTGCCCCTGTGGGGTCAGGTTCTTCATCGCTTCCGCGACCTTGTCGATCCCGCTCGTCGACGCCTGCGGATTCTTCACTTCTGCGAGCCGCAACTGCGCGTCGCGGATCCGCTGCAACGACAAGGCGACGTCTTCGTTCGCCTTGACGATGTTCCGCTGCGCGTCGGCGAATGCCTGCTGCGCGTCCTTCACGCGCTGCGCGGCCTGCGCCACGCCATCCTGGGCATCCCGGACCCGCTGGTTCGCGTCAACGACGCCCTGCTGCGCGTCCTTCACGCGCTGCGCGGCGTCAACGACACCCTGCTGCGCATCCGTGATCCGCTGCTGGCTGTCGGCTACGCCCTGGTTGGCGTCCTTGACCCGCTGCGCTGCATCCACCACGCCCTGCTGGGCATCCACGATCCGCTGCTGGGAATCAGCCACCTGCTGGTTCGCGTCCGCAACCCGCTGATTCGCATCGATCACGCCCTGCTGGGCGTCCCGTACCCGCTGGGCCGCGTCGGCCGCACCACGCTGAGCGTCGGCGATCCGCTGCTGGGAATCGGCGACCCGGCCCTGCGACTGCACCAGCCGCTCCTGTGCGGCCCGTACCCCGTCGCTGCCTTCGACACCCTTGGCGTCCGCCTCAGCCCTGGTCTGCGCCAGGTCGTCCGCCTGCTCCTTCAGGGAGACGACCCGCTGCTTGGCCTCCCGCACCGCGAGCTCGGCGCGGGCCTTCTGCAGGGCGTCCGCCCGGTCGTCGGCGAGGACCTCCCGCAGCCGCTTCTCCGCTTCCGCGACGGATAGGGCGGCGTCTTCCTGCCGCAGGGCCATGTCGGCCGTGGCCAGCTTGAGATCTTCGAGCTGCTCCTGGGCGTCGCGCCTCGCGTCGTTGACGGCCTCCTGCGCGGCCCGCTCGTCGGCGAGGGACTGCCGGTAGTCGGCCTCCGCCGCCGAGATCGCCCTCAGCGCGGCCTGATAGTCCTGCTGCGCTGCGGCGACAGCCCGAGTCGACGCCTCCACATCCCGCTGAGCGGCACCCACGGCACGGGCCGCCGCCTCATGGTCACGCTGCGCCTGAGCGACCGCCCGCACCGCGGCCTGCTGGTCCCGCTGGGCGGCAGCCACCGACCGGACCGCCGCCTCATACCCACGCTGCGCATCCGACACGGCGCGGACCGCTGCCTGCTGGTCCCGCTGGGCCTGCGACACGGCCCGGACAGCACCCTCAGCGTCCCGCTGAGCCGCCGCCACCGCACGGGTCGCGGCCTGCACACCCTTCTGCGCCTCGCCGATGGCACGCTGCGCGGACGCCGCATCCCTGCCCGCCCGGTCGACGCCCTCCAGGCTGTCCCGGTAGTCCCGCTGCGCCGCCGCAACGGCGGCTGTCGCGGACCGCACCGCGGACGCCGAAACCTTCACCGCGCTACCGGTCGCGGTCGACTTCTCCCCCAGCGCCTTGACCGCGTCACCAACCCCGGAGAACGCCGCCTTGACGACGCCGAGACCGACCGCCCCGACCGCGATCCCACCCACCGCCAGGCCGACACCCGCCAACGCCACCTCGGCAGCAGCAGCCCCAGCAGCGAGGACACCGAGCCCGACGACCACGGCGCCGATCGGGCCCGCCGCCGCACCGATCCCCGACCCGGCCGACCCGACCTGCCCCAGCGACGACGCCGCCCGCCCCGCGAGCCCCGGCAGTTCCCCGAGGGACTGGGCCAGGGAGGACGCGCCACCGCCCCGGCCGAGGTTGTTAGCCTGCTGCTCCAGTTCGGCGAGCTTGCGCCGGGCGAGGGTCGTCTCGGCGTCGACGCGGATCTGTGCGGTCCCGGAGTCCAGGCGCCGCTTCTCCGCCTCAAGGTCGGCCAGCTTCCGTTCAGCTGCGCCCGTGGCGGCGGCCACCTTGACCTCTACCTGCTCGTCGAGGGCGCGCCGCTGGTCCTGCAGCCGCCGCAGCTTGGCCTCGGCGGCGGCGGTTTCGGCGTCGGCCCGGACCTTGACGGCGTCGTCGGTCAGGTCGTCGCGCTGCCGCTGCAACTTGGCGAGCTTCGCCTCCGCGGCAGCGATCTCGGCCTCAACGACGACCCGCTCCCCATCGCCGAGGTCTTCGAGCTTTCCCCGCAATTGGGTGAGCTTCTGCTCAGCCCTAGCGATGTCCAGGTCAACCTGGGGGCGGCGTTCCTGCGCGACCCGTCCAATGTCCTGCCGGACCGTCGCCAGCTTGCGTTGCGCGGCGGTGATGTCGGCGTCGACCTGGACCCGCTTGTCCCGGGCCGCCTTCTCGATGTCGTCCCGGACCGTCGCGAGCTTCCGCTGAGCCGCCGTGATGTCGGCGTCGATGCTGATCCGCCGGTTGGAGAGCTTGCGGGACTCCTCCTCCAGCCGAGCGATCTGCTCCCTGGCTTTCGCGATGTCGACCTGCAGTTTCGGTGGCGCCGACGCGATCGCGGCACCGGCAGCCCGCGCGAAGTTCTGCCCGAAGTCCCGCCCGGCCCGGGGGGCTTCAGCGCGCACGGCGGAACCCGCCTGCGACCGGATGTCCGACCGCAGGTCATCACCGCTGGCCCGGATCCGCACAACGGCGGACGCCAACACGTTCTCAGCCACAGAAGGCCCCACTCACGAAGGCCTGCAGCCGGGCACGCGCGTCCGGGTCCTCGATCGGAACCCGGACACGCTCCGGCTCAACAGGCGCACCACCAGCCGGGCCACCCACCGCAGCGGACAGCCCAGCCATCAGCCCCGACTCCCCCGACTCCCTGGACATCCACTGGTCCATCAGGACCTCCAGGACCCCGCACGCCTCGGCGGCGGTCAGCCGCCAGAGGGGATGGGGACGCGGCCGGCGGCGATGTCGTCGACGGTGGCCATCGGGACGTCGAAGTCCCTCCGGCGCGGCAGCTCCGACAGGAGGGTCGCCCCAGTCGCCGAGTCCGTGGACGGCGGTCGTGGGCCAGGCGTCTCCCCCGGCGAGCCGGATCCGTCCGTCGACCCATCCCCAGTGCTCGACGGCCCACCAGTGGAGATGGAGGGCCGCCTCGTAGGGCGTCCGGACACCGCGCTGTAGATCAGCGACGCGAGTTCGATCAACTCGTCCTGACGCGACCCGTACTGCACGGCGATGGCCTCGAACCTCGGCCACTGGGTGTGGCCGACGGCGTCACGGATGAAGTCGTAGGCCGCCGACGCGAACTCCGCGCTGGCGACCTGCGCCTCATACTGGGCGGCAGTCAGGTCAGCGGTGGCAACGGCCTTGCGTGCTTCGTCGGCGCGCGGGTCGTCGATGACCGACTGGGCAGTCTTCGCCCTGGCCTCGGCGGCCTCCGAAGCCCGCTGGGACGCGACGGAAGCGTTGGCGAACTTCAGGACCGGCAGGTCGGAGAACGCGGCCGGGATGGTGAATGGCTCCCCGTGGAACGTGAAGTCGTCCGCTTCCCCCTCGAACTCCGCTACTGCCCTCCCGAACTCGCCGAGACTCGCCATCAGCCCGCGACCGGCGTGACGCCGGCGGTGAACTCGCGGAACGCCTGCCCGATGGCGGGCTGCTCCAGGGACCAGGTCATGGACAGGCCGGCGTTGTCGGCCCCCTTGCGGCGGGCGATCGCGAGGTCGCCGGTCTGGAAGCACTTCATGTAGACGGCCCGCTCGGTGTGGTCCGCGGACTCCCATCCGATCATGGAGCGGGTTTCGGCGCCGATCACGGGGAGCACGAGCTCCGACAGGGTCGTCGCACCCGTGCCGGACACGGTGCGCGTCGAACCGCCGTTCACGGCAGCCGCGAAGTTCGCCAGGGTGAACTGAACGACCTCGAACTCGACAGCGGACTCGATGCCGGTCGTCACGATCTCGACGGGGAGGAGCTCCTCCGCCACCTCAATGTTGTCCGTGGACGGCGTCCAGGTGAACTGGGAGCCCTCACGGGTGACGCCCCACAGCGTCCACGCCGCGGGCCAGTCGTCGGTGAAGACGCTGTTGGCGACGGTGCCGCCCGCGTCCCAGGAGCGGGCCGTGCCGGTCGCGGACGTGGACGACACGTTGGCCGCGACCTTCGCATACTTGATCGTGGAGCCGGTGGTGCCGGTGATTGTGGTGTAGAGGCCGTCGAAGACGGCGTCATCGATGTCGATGATGACGTCCTTGCCGACGCCGATGCCGTGGGCAGAGCCCGTGGTCAGCGTGACCTCATTGGAGGCGAGGGCCTTGTTGGTGACCGTCACCTCAACCTGGCCGGGCAGGAGGCTGCCGACCGGGGCGCGGAACAACCAGCCCGCACCCTTCATGATCCGCGTCTTGGGAGTCGTGGTCAGAGCCACATCGATCACCCCTCGGGGTTCAGGGCCGAGCCGTCACGCCTGCTGCAGGCGGCCGAACGCGGCGACTTCGCTACGAAGCCCCAAACCCCGCGGTCAATGTACCGCGCAACCATCCCACTGTGATGGATTCACTGCACGCCACGCAGGCGCACTGACCCCAGCATCACGCGGGCTGGAGGGAGAACGTTGCGTCACACAGGTAGGTGGAGCTGCCGCCGGACTCCCCACCGAACGTCGGGCCGCTGGAGTCATCACCGAACAGCAACTTCACCTCGTCGCCCCGCCGGGTCGTCACCGTGACGGGTGCACCATCCAGGGCACGGATCGCCTCGACCAGTGCCCGGCACCCCCGCTCGGCGACCTCCCTGGCCCGGCCCTGCTCCCCCACCGCCGTAACCCGGAACGAGACCCGTGCCGTGTCCTCGATGTCGTCCAGGCGGCGGGGGGTGATGATCTGCATCTCACCGATCGCACCCTCCGCGGGCAGGCGTGGCTTGCCGAGGTGGACGCCACCCGAGAGGGGGTTCCCGGTGCCGGTGAGTCCGGGGTAGCTGGTGATGTAGGCGCGGATGGCGCCCTCGACGTCGACGGCCTCGATCTGCGGCATCAGAGACTCCCGAGGACGGATTCGAGGGCTGGCTGGAGGTGGGGTGTGGTCTTGATTCGGCCGCCGTGGGGGCCGCGCAGGTCTGGGATCGACTGGAAGAGTCCGTACGGTGCGTTCCGGCCGTCGCCGGTTCGCGCGGGTGACCCGATGTCGACGTACAAGCCCAGGGTGTCGCGCTGCAACTCCCAGTAGATCTCGGTCTTCAGGTGGCCAGGTGGGCGGCCGTGCGACCCGGCAGGGCTGATGGGGGCCAGGTTGCGGGCGACCGTGTACACCCGCAGCCCCAACGTCGACAGGTACTCGCCGACGGGTCCGGCGGGGGAGGTGAGGAGACGGTCGATCGCGTCGTCGTCGAGGGTGACGTCAGCGAGTCGCGCCACTGTCTCCTCCAGTCCTGGTCCCGGGGCCGGGCGTCCGCTCTCCAGTCGGGGTTTGGGGATGGCCGCCCGGCCCCGGGGGTCTTATCGGCGCCGCCGCCGCCGGGTCGCGGCGGCCTTGCGGGCCATCGCGGATCTCCCGGCGCGAGTCACACCACCATTTGCGATAGCCGCGCTCTTGGACTTCGAGTTGCCCTGCTTCCGCAACGCCTTGTAAGCACGCTGCCGCGTCTTCGCCACATACCCCTTGCGGCCTCCGGCGGACGACACCACGGGTCACGCACCTCCATCAAGGTCACGGCAGACCGCGATCACGTCGGCCGCCCGGACCGGGTTGTGGTTCGTTGAGGCGGTGTCGACGAGCCACCGCGTCGTGGATCCGGTGGCGGTGTCGACGATCTGGTCTCCCTGTGTGCAGGGGGTGCCGTGCGGGATCCGGACCGTGACCGGGGTCGCTGTGTCGTCGAACCTGAACCCAGCCCCGCCTCGGCCGCTACCTGAACCCTGCCGCAGGACGGATGCGGGGACACCGGTCGCGACGGTCGTGGTGACGCCGTCTTCGTCGGTCCGCTCGACGTCGACCAGATGGGTGGCGAGGTAGCCGCTCACAGCGGCACCCAGCCCTCTTCGGGATCATGAGTGAGGAACGAGGAGGCAGACTGCATCTCGCCCTCACTGCGGGCCGCGCGGGGCTTGGTGCGCAGCGAACGTGAGCCCATCCAACTCAGGTTCTTGAGTGCACGCTGGGCGAGGGGCGCGAGGAGCTGGTCAGCAGCCGAATTGTGCTTCACCGACAACCCGTCCTGCGACACGGAGTCGGCGCCCATGCGGGCCAGGTATCCGGGCTGCGACGGCAGCCACGCGGCCTGCCACGCGACCGCGTCACGGAGCCACTCCAGGTCCCGGTCGGTAGCTACCGCCGTGACCTCTACCTCGGTGCGGTTGATGTGGGATCTGATGCTGGCGTGGGCTAGGGCGAGGGTCGCGTCGTCCGGGGTGGATCCGGTGACGTCGGCGCACTCGACGGCGGTAGCCCATGGCATGCGCACATCTTGACATGCCAGGTGGCCATCGTGGCGTGATGACGGGCGAGACAGGCGAGGTATCCGGGCAGGGACACCGGAAGGCCCCGGCCGCTGATGCAGCCGAGGCCTTCCGCCAGCGAGCTTCGCGGTCCTGGTGATGGCAAGGATGCCATGAGGAACCGCCAGAAACCGGGCTTTCGTGCGGTCAGGCGGGGGCGATGGTCGTGACCGTCCCCGAGCTGCCGCGGAACTTCAGGGCCCCGGCCTCGACGTAGAGCACGCCGCCGCCGGTCGGGTTTGTGGTTGGGGCGGTGGCTGCGTTGGCGATCGAGACGACACCGGCGCCCCCACCAAGGCCGGCACCAGCACCGATCAGCACACTGTGGTTGGCGGTGCCCAGTGCGATCGCGTTGTTCGTGGTCGTGGTCGCGCCGTTGTTGCTGGAGTCGGTTCCGATGGCCACTGAACCGCTGCCGCCAGCCTTGGCGTTGTAGCCGATCGCTACGGCGTTATTCGCCGCTGCGGCCTGACCACCGATAGCAGTCCCCCGACTTGTGTCACCCGAGTAGCACCCAGTCGAGTGGCCAACGAACGTGTTCAGCATCCCCGTGACGGATGCGTTTGACGCTGACCCATTCGCGAAATACCCGGCGCTGTCACCAATAGCGACATTCTTTGTTCCGGTCGTGAGAGAAAGCAGCACCCCGTGCCCGACGCCGACCGTCTGTGTTGCCGTGGTGACAGCCGGGCACGCCGATGCACCGATGGCGGTGTTGTTGCTCGCCGTTGTCTGAGCCTGCAGGGCATCCTTTCCGACCGCGGTGTTGTCTACCCCAGTGGTCAGGTTCTGCAGGGCGGTTCCACCGACGGCGGTGTTGTTCGCCCCGGTCGTAAGCTTCGAAAGTGCCTGGTGCCCAACCCCGGTGACACGCTGCCCTGTGGTCAGCGCGGCGCCAGCTTGATAACCAATCGCAACAGCGTCGGATGCCGTGGTAACTGACCCACCCGCGGATTTGCCGAGTAGCACAGCGCTGTTCCGCGGGTTGTTGGTCACCAGGCCGCCGAAAAGCTGCGTCTCGGGACCGATTACAGCTCCTGGGGATGCGGCGCCCTCGAAGTCGGGGGCCACCAGGACCATATTGGTGCACCCGTAGGAACCGCCGGTGTCACGGTAGTTGGTCTGACCGTTCGCCGAAGCCGGGCCCTGGACGTTGCACTGCGGGCGCAGCATAAGCACCAGGTTGAGATCAAGAAACACATACCCGGCCGCTGTCCCTGCATTGCCTAGCTGAACGTAGGGATGGCTGAAAACGTAGTTGCCGTACCCGTAGTGAGGGTTCGAGTCATTGATGAAGCAGAAACCGCCGCCACCCCAGGACCACCACCGGGAGATGTTCCCGAGGATGGCGTTGATGGCGTAGAAGGCGTAGTGGTTTCCGTCATGCCCGTAGACCCTGACATTGTCGACGATGAAATCGTTAAGCCCAGCGTCATGCCCTCCGAGCCCACCGTAGGTTTGGGTCGGAACGGCATAGATTCCGTGACCCGTGTTGATGTTGACGATCCCTGAGCCGAACGTGATGCCGAGATCGCGGAGGTCGACCGAGAGCGCCGAGCCGGTGATCTCGATGACGTTCGTGGCCGCCGTGTCCTGACGGAGGACAGTCCCACGCATGTACGGAGAGGAAACGGAATCCGTGTTCCCGCCGGCAGTGAACGACTTATGTTCGGAAGCGATCGTCTGACCGGTCATCGTCATGTGCTTTGTGATGCTGACCGCAGAGCTGATGACGTAGGTGCCCGTGCGCAGGAGCAGCCACCCACCGGACGGAGTCGCGTCGATGGCCGCCTGGAGGGCTGCCGTGTCGGTAGATGCGATCCCGGTGGGCGCGGGGGCGATGACGTCGGCCTGAGCGAAAGCGGCAGACAGGGCGCTTGTGGGGGTGTCCGTGGACACCACGGACCAGTTGCTCACCCCATCGGAGACGAAGGTCAACGCGACCTCCGGCATGGCGACCACACGCGCCGACGCCGAAGCGTTGATCGTGTCCCCCGCGGCCGGGGACACCGACGCCGTGTAGGTCGTCGACGTGTCCGTCCGCCGCACACCCACCACGCCACCCGCACCAGCCACCGACGCGGCAGGGAGAGTCCGGGCCAGCGCCGCCGACCCGCAGTTCAGGCGGGCAAGCTGACCCACGGTGAGGGTGCCGGTCGTCGCGGTCGAGGCGGTGCGATCGGGGACCAGGGTCCTACCGGCGAGCTCGTTCCCGGTGACCGTGTCGGCCCGGACCCCGGACGTCTCGTAGGTGATGGCGCCGGTACCGCCGTCGATCGCGGTGACCCACGCCGTCACGAGGCCCTGGACTGCGCCGTCCCACGACCGCTTCGGGTTGATCGTGGACCGCTGCCCACCGTTGACGAAGGTGACGCGGGTCGTCCCGGTGTTGATGATGCTGATGGAGCCCGAGCCGCCGCCGTCGAGGGTGGTCGGGCTGGTCGTGAGGTTGGCCGTGGCCACGCTGACGCTCCTCGCTAGCTGTGAGTATGGGAGAGCCGGGGTGACCGGCAGCGGCTAGGCTGCGCGGTCGCCCCGGCTCACGGGAGGACCGTCAGGCCGCTTCGTACACGGCCAGGGCCCGCGGATGTGCCACCGCGAAAGCCCGGCGGGCCCGCACCTTGAGCTTCACCTCGTCGGTCATGAACCCGACACCCGTGGCGGCGTCGGCGACGTACGACTCGGGCCCCGACCGGCGGCCCACGATCAGCGACGACCGGTTCCCCACGACCAGGAGGGGATTGCCGGTCGGGGCAGGGGTCGCGGCGGTCGACACGCGGGCGCCGAGGGACCAGCGGACCGGGTAGTTGAGCAGCGTCTCGCCCTGGTTGTCGCCGCCGTTCACCAGCACGGGGTTGCCGTTCGCGTCGAGCAGGTCACGGCAGGCCTGCTTGTAGTACGGGCTGGCGATGATGATGGTGTCGGTGGGGTCGAACCAGTCAGACTGCTCGTAGAGGCCGATCGCGCGGGACAGGCTGAGGTACGTGACGGCGAGCTTCGTCATGCTCACCGCGCTGCCGTCGGTGGTGAGGGCGAGCGTCGACCCGCCGAGGGTCGCCGACAGGGTGACCGTGGTCGTGGACGGCACCGTCTTGACGTAGTAGGTGGTGCCCGCGGTGATCCCGGTCGTGGTGGTGATCACGCCGGGCACGACCTTGTCGTTGACCTTCAGCCCGTGCGGCTGCGCGAACGTGACCACGTCGCCCGAGTCAGTGAAGGTTACCGCGCCGAGGTTGTCACCGGACCGCACGTACATGTCGTCAGCGGTGTAGCCCAGACCGGAGTCGGTGGTGCGCGCGGACTGGTAGACGGACGTGAAGGGCCGGTCGGCGGCCATGCTGGCGGCACCGGAGGTGCCGAGGCAGGCGTTGTCGAAGCCCTTCGCGTACGACAGGGCCCAGTCGTCCTTCTTGACGTTGATGACGTTGATGAGGTTCGCGGTGTCCGCGAGGTCCTCCTCCGCCAGCGAGATGGCGCGGCCGAACTTGCGGGCCGTCAGCAGCACCTCGTCGTCGGTCTCGGAGTCCTCCGTGTACGAGTCACCCTTGCCGAGGACGTCCAGGCCCATCCCACCGGAGCGGGGGACGTGCTTCGTCTGCGTCGACATCGGCTCGTTGCGGCCGACGGCCTCGACGGCCGACGTCTGCATGATCTTCTGAATGACGGAGCCGGTGAACTCTTCCGGGATCCACGACTCGATGGTGTGCAGGGCCACAGGAGGGCGCCTTTCATGATCGGCATTCGTTGTTCTCGCCGATCACGGCGGTCCTGGTGCCCACACCCCAGCAGGGGCGGTCCTTGGTGCGTTTCTCACCCCGCACTCATTGCGGCGGGATGGTCCTGTTGCCTGGCGGCATGATAGCCGCCCACCTGCCGTTCAGGTGGAGGCCCGGCTAGTGACACACCGCCAGGCCCCCACCTGCGGGCTTCTACCGGCCCCCGCCGAGGAGACGCTCCACAGCCTGCTCCGTCGGCGACTTCTTCGCCGCGGGCGGCTTCTTGTCCCCCGCGTCGACCTCCCGCGCCGACGGCACGCGGGGCTTCTTCGTCTCGAACCGCTCCGGGAACTGGGCCTTCAGTTCCTCGATCTGCTCGTCGAGGCCGCCGGAGATTTCCCCGTCGTCGTCGAGTTCGACCTTCCCCGCATCGATGAGCCGCATCAGGGTCGTCTGGACCGCCCGGTCCGTGCACCCGGCCGACGACAGAGCGGCCCGCGCGTTCGCCTTCACCACGGCCGGGTGCAGCGCCGCTTCACGTTCGGCGGCGGCTTCCTGACGTGCCTGCATGATGGCCCGCTCCGCCTCGGTGGCGTTCGCGGCCTCCAGGGCGGCGAGCTTGTCCTTGCGTTCCTTCGCTTCCTTGCGGGCGGTGCGCAGTTCGGCGGCGAGGGCGTTGTACTCGGCCCGTGTCACCGCGTCGGCGGCCTTCGCGTCACCGGGCTTCGCGGGCGGCTTCGCCCCGGCGCCGCCCCCGTCATCGCCCTGCTCGTCGCGGGCGGCGTCCTCGACGGACTCCCCGCCGGTCTTCGTGTCGTCCTCGGTCTTCGTGTCGTCGTCCTCGGCCATCGGCCGGTCCCCTTTCTCCTCGACCCCACTGGGGTCGGTCCGTCCGCCCGCCATGGTCAGCGGCCGGTGCGCCCCCGCACAGTCCTCACGGCCCGGCGGCGCAGCGCCGCATCAATGGCCCGCAACCCGGCCGACGCGGCATCCCGCAACCCGCCCCGCCGACCTGACGCCCTCCGGCGCTGGACGGCGGCAGGCGAGGCGAGGCACCGGCAATGCGGGTGAGCCGGCGGGCCGTCGACACCGTCGAGGAGCCACGCCATCACCACCCCGGCAGACCGCACCGGCAGGAACCGGCCGCCTGGTGCGCGTAGCCCGCCGTCCATGGCCCGGCATGACGGGCACGCCCCCGGCTCCGCGACCCACTCCAGCGTCACCCCGAGCCCATCAGCTGTTGCTGCTGCGGCGGCGGCGACGGTGCGGGCTGTCACGTCCCCGGCGGCCTGCTCGGCGACACGACGGGCGGCGTCGATCCTGGCGGCGGCCTCCTCCCACTGGGCGGGTGTACCGATCCGGCCCTCGACCAGGTGGCGGGCCGCGCGCCGCATCCGCTCCCGGACCTCGCCATCCAGGGCGTCGAGACGGGCAGCCGCGTACTCGTCCGATCTCGGCTCCCACCCGTCCGGTGCCGCAGATGCCCCGACGTGACGGGCCCCGACCGTGACCGCGCGTGGCAGGAGCCGCCCCACCCGGGCCGCGACATCAACCCGGGTCCCCTCCAGGGCCAGGACGGCGCGGCGCCGCGCCAGCATCCACGCCGCCGGCGCCGCCACCGCAGACGCTGCGAACGCGGCCCCGAGGGTCGCGGTGATCCCCGCGAGGCGTTCCGCGAGAGCCGCAGTGGCGGCGGTCGCAACCGCAGCCTCGATGGCGGCGATCTCGGCGCGCTGCTGCTCCACCGACACGTCAGGAGGCTGGAACGCGGTCGGGACGTCCTCGACGGGCTGGGCGGTCACAGCCACATCACCGCCGTCAGATTGATCGACAGGTGGATGATGTTGTCTGCCGCAATCATCAACCAGACCGACAGCCAGGCAGGTACCTCAGTCGGGTAGCCGGTCGCCGAGCACTCCGGCCACGGGCGCCGCGACGAACGCGGCGCGAGTTGGTTCTTCGCCCACACCACGTACCGGGCGAGGCGGTACCGGTCGATCACTGCATGGGTCACGCCGATCACGGCGAGAGCGGGCACTGACCTTGTGACCATCAGGTAGCAGGCCGTGTACGTTGCGGCGTGCAGTGCCGCTGGCAGCCACCGTCGCGTCTTTTCGGTGGCCATCCAATGGGACTGAGCCACATAGTCGCCGAGCATGTGGGCCAGCAGAATCAAGGCTACGGTCGTCCCGGTCACCGGCCGAACACCAGCCCGGCGAGCACCCCAGCGGCGGCCATCCCGGTGATCGTCCGGTGCCAGGCGTACCGCGGGTCACGCCACCACACACGCCACCGGGTCATGCCGGGTCGTCCCCTTCGACCTGGGGGGTGAGTTGGGCGACGGTCAGCTGCACGACCTCTCGGGCCTGCGCTTCGTCAAGCAGGCCCATCGACATGCCCTGAGCCAGTTGGGATACTGCGCCCGCGAAGTCGGACAGGAGTCCGATCCGGCGGGCTACGTCCATCTCCACCTGGGAATCCGTCAACCACTGCCGGACAGTTTCCGGCTCGTAGAGACCGGTCTCCAGGAAGGCGACCTCTGCCGGGATCCCGTTCGCGATCTTCGCTGCGACGATAGCCTGCGCTTCCAGGTCATCCACCAGGCCGGATGGCTTCCACCGCACTGCAACCCTCGCGTCCTCCACCCCGAGGATCCGCAGGGCGAACTCGCACGCCGACGACAGGTCGGCGTCGAGGTACTCCTGGCGGTCCTCGGTCTTGCTGGCCTCCGGGGCATCCGCGACCCGCAGCGCCTGCCCGGACGGGTGCTGCCCGCCGGGGTCGGCGTACCGGGACGACACCCGAGAGATCAGGGTCGAGTACCGCAGGAACCAGTCGGCGGGATCGGTGAATCCCTGCGGCTCCGCCGCGGACCACTCTCCCACTTCCTTGATGCCCTCGTAGACGCTGATCTCGCCGGGCCCGGTCCGGAGCCTGCTGTTGTCGCGGGTGTCCTCGTCGGCGTCGCCGTCGTCGTCCCAGTCGGGATTGTCGGCGGAGTTCCCGTTCAGGGCGGCGTTGATGTCGGTGAGGAGGTACCGGTCCCGCAGCCCGGCCCGCTCCCCCGTGTACGTGAGGGTCGAGGCGAACTTCTGGATGGCGTCCTGCGCCCCGTACATGTCCTCATGCTCGGGAGTTCCGAACGGCATGTCCGTCCGGAAGTGGAAGATCGGGACACGTCCGTAAGGGTTCGGGATGTCTATGCCGCTGAACGGCTCCATCGTCAGGTCACCGGACGAGGCCTGACGTTCCCAGGACGCGGCATCCATCGCTTTCGCAGGATCCCGCAGGACCCATCCGCGTTCGATCCGGTCCGGGTACAGGACCGTCGCCCGCACCTGGCCTGCGTCCTGCCATGACTTGACGGCGAACGCGATGGTCAGTTCGTCGTCCTGGTCGTAGACGACCCGGACGGTACGGGGATCGTTGTAAGCGATCCTGACGGTCTGTGCTGGGCCGTCAAGGTCTGCGTCGTCGGGCCACACGTACCAGTACGAGTCACCGAAGATCAACGTGTTGCGGATCAGGCGCTTCGTCTGCAGACCCAGCTTGTTGGCCAACCACACGCGTTCCTGCAGGAGCGCGTCGGCAGCCTCATCCTTCTGCCCGTCCGGGCCAGTCGCCACCACGCCAGTAACCCGCAGCCGGTCCGCCAGGGCCACGATCGGCAACTTGGCGATGTTGACCCGGAACCTGCCCGACGACCGGGCCAGGACCCGCCGCCACGCACCGGACACGAACACCTCAGGGACGGCGGCCCGCCAGTACGACCACGCCTCGTCGTAGGCGGGTCGGGCGTCCTCCAGTTCGGCGAGACCGGTCATCAGGTCGTCTGAGCCGGGCACCGCGCCTCCACTGTCCACGCATGCTGCGATGGGATCTCATCGCGACGTGATGAGGGTAGCGTGCACGCCCCGGGTAACGGCGCAGGTCAGGCGTACGACGCGGTCTGTGCACCGACCTTCACGCGCTTCGGTGGCTTGATGAACCGTTCGACCCCGGCACAGACCGCGTCGATGATGTCGTCGTTCGCCGCCCGCGGGTAGCCGTACATCTCACCTTCGAGGGCATGGAACCGTCCGGCGTGCAGCACGAGCGGGGCGGGGCGCTGGTACTGGTCGAGCAGCCACGTGAAGCGGACGTCCTTACCTTCGTCGCTCCACGAGGTGATGACGCGGGCCGGGAGCTTCTCGAACACCTCGGGCCACAGGTCGCCGCCCTGGTTCACTTCGACGATCACGGCGTGGATGCGGTGCGGCCACGCGCGGAGGATCTTCGCCAGGTGGGCGGCGAGGCGACGGCCGGTGAGCTGCACCCCCTCAGCGTGCTCGACGACGCATCTGCCTTCGGTCGGGGAGAATGCGACCACTGCGACGCCGGTCCGGTCGCTGGTCTTCTTCGCGGTGGTGGCCGGGTCGACGAGCAGCAGGCGGCGGGTGAGGGTGTCGAGGGTGCCGTAGGTGATGTCGCCTTCCTGCCAGTAGTCGCCGTCGTGGCCGCCGGGCTGGTTGTCGTAGTTCTTCGCGTACGACTTGGTGTGCCGGATGGACTGCAGGAATTCCAGCGTCCAGCGTGCTGGCCACAGGCTGGCCTCGCTGCCGTCGGGGCGGGTGACGATGGCGGGGTAGTAGTGGACGCGGATCTTCTCGTCGCGTGGCCACTCGGGTGGATCGGTGTCGGTGATCTGGCGGACGAGGTCATGGACGATGCTTCCGGCCATGGTGGTGGTGCCGGTGAACATGACGACGGCGGACAAGGACATGGGGAAGATGGCGGTGGTGACGGTGTCGAGGCGCTTCGCCTTCTGGTAGAGGCTGTACTGGGCTTCCGCGGGCTCAATGTCATCGAACAAGATCAGGTCGGGCCTGCGGTTCTCGATCTTCGCGCCGAGGGCCGCCGCGTCGGCACCCTTCGTGACGAACGCAGCCCCCGACCTCGCGATGTACACGTCCTGACGGTCCGCGACCGTCACACCACCCGGCCGAGTCGCCGGAGTGCACAGTTCGAGATAGTCGGTCCGCAGCAGCTCGTTCGTGTCGAGCTCACGCTTGAAGCTCATGAGGTGCTGCTGCGCCTGTGGCCCGGAGTCCGCGAACGCGATCACGAAGTTACGGTGACCATGAGCTAACGCCCACATAGGCAAGATCAGATAGGCGAGGGTGGACTTCCCGGTCCCGCGAGGAGCTACCCATGCCGACCGGCACTCCTGCGGACCGTGAGCCACCTCGAAGTTCCGCGCCTCGGAGAACAGGTCGAGGTGGAACCGCGACATCGTGATCTCGTTACCGGTGTCCTCCGACCGCAGATGCTCCGGGAAGTACACCAGCGCGAACGCCAAAGGATCATGCCTGGTGAGGGAACGCCGTCCCTTCTCCGTCTTCAGCAGATCCGCAGCAGTCAGATCTGGCCGGATCTCCCGCAGCTCCGCCACGCGCCGGGCCAGGTAGTCGACCCGGTCGAACGACTCCGGCTCGACACCATCCAGGTACCCCACCGGCTACCCGGCCCGCTGACCGCAGTGCCCGCACACCCCGCCACGCAGCGGCCCCTGATGCGACCTCACACAAGCCGCCATCCGGGTAGCCAGTGCCTCCCTCAGCAGTGTCCGGTACACCACGGACGGGGTCACCTCCTCGTCGCCATCCGACAGGGCGGCGGCCATCGCTACGACCTGCGTGTGCGACGCCCCGACCCGGACGTTGATCCTGTGCTCCTTCGCCACGTACCCCAGTGTCCACCATTCGTCCACCGGTTGGTGCACAACCTACGTCGACTGCGGCTCCTCAACAGCCTTCGCGCGCCGCTCCATCTCCGCCACCAACTCATCCAGAGCCACATCCGCCGCCGACCGCTCCGTCACCGTCACATCAACCTGCGACTTCACCGGCAGATCCAGGCCGAGCAGCTTCCGCCGCGACTCCGACACCCGCAGCAGCCCAGCCAGCGCCTTCAAGGTCGGCCCGTCGTCGTCGTACCCGGTGTCCTCCCCCTTGTGCAGGACGGCATGCCGCCGCTCAACGATGTCGAGGTACCTGCGTTCCAGGGCGTCGAGCTTGTCCAGCTCAAGGCGCCTCACGGCCTCTGCAGGTTCGGTGAGGGTGTCGGCGAGGGCCCGTTTCACTGCTTCGTGTGCGGCGGCCCGGGACATGCCGAGGGTTTCGGCGATCTGGTTGTAGGTCATTGACCTGGCCCGGAGCCGCGCGGCCTCGGCGTCGCGGGCTGCGGTATCGGGGTCGCGGTCGAAGCGTCCTTTGCCGTCGCGCGTCTTGTTGGTCATGACGTCCGGTCGGATTCTCTGCCCCAGGTGGCGGTGAGCCGTACCTCGGCGAGTGCATGGATGGATGCCGTGTATTCGACGGGTGGGATGGTGCACCCGTGGTCGGCGGCTTCCTGTGCCCCAGCGATGATGAAGGCGTTGACGTGAGTGGATGGGTCGCTGGTCCAGTCGTCGATGGGGATGGTGCGGGTGACGGTGTGGCTGGTCATGATGCTGGCGTCCTCACCATGTCCCGCACCTGAAGCACATCTTGCGGTATCCCAGGTCGATGAGCTTCGGATGGTGGGTTCCGCGAGCGATGCACGCCGCGCGCCTCCGCCGTCTGGGGATGAGCAGGCGTCCAATCAGCCAGAACGGTGACCGCTCGATGCGGTCGATCAGGCTCATCGCTGCGTTCCGGTCGCACCGAACCAGGTGACCGCGACCCACCTGGCGTCGTCGATGGCGTTGTGGTTGCTGTCCGGTTGGGTGATTCCTTGGAGGCCGTTCTCGTCTAGGTATTGCCGCAGGTCACGGCAGTACATGGGCCAGCCGTCGGGGAGGTTCATCATCGTCCCGTAGAGCTGGCAGAGGGCGACCCAGTCGTAGGAGGCGTAGTAGGCCCACCACTCGGGGTTGTCGCCAGCAAAGTCGACGATCTCGGCGGCGATGGTCGCGCGGGGCTTCGTCGGGCCCGTCAGGGTCGGAAGGACGTTGACCTTCACCCAGTCGCCAGCCTTCGACCGGTCCGTCTCGACCGGTTCGGCGTAGTAGGTGGCGCCGTCCTCACGGACGATGCCGATGGCCAGGAGGTCGATGGTCCGGCCGTCCTCGATGAACTCGGTGTCGAAGAAGAGTCGCACGGGTCGTTCTCCTAAGGTCCTGGCGTGAAGCCGATGCGGGCGTCGATGCTGGGTGGTTCGTAGGCGGGTTCGATGTGGGCGGATGCGGTGGAGTCGCCGTGCCAGGGGCGTTCGGTGCTGCTCTTGGGGGCGCCGAGCCAGTCGAGGAGTTCGTCTCGGGCTGGTGGTGGGATGGAGGCGGGGTTGGCGGTCCAGATGGTGCCGGTGCGGCCTTCGGTGATGGTGATGCGGGTGCGGCGGGTGGTGCCGTCGTCGTGGACGGTGACGCGGGAGACGATGGCTGTCATGTGGCGTCCTGGTTGGCGGCGAGGGCTGCGATGGATGGCCTGAGGTCGAGGACGACGATCCATCCGACGGACTCGACGTTGGCGACGCCGATGGTGGGGAGTCCCCATGCGTCGGCGTTGGCTTCGGCGGAGAGGTTGGCGAGTTCTTCGGTGGGGTGGATGAAGGTGTGGACGTGTGCGGGTTGGAGGTCGTCGCGGCCGATGATGCGTAGGGCGGTGGCGTTGTCGTAGCGTCCGGGTGGTTTGCCTGACCAGCCTGCGGCGCGGAGCCGGGCGAGCCATGCGTGCTGTTGTGGGGTGGATGCGCTCACGTGGCGGGCTCCGGGGTGGTGCGGGGGCAGGTGGGGTGCTGGCAGTCGGGGTTGGGGTCTGGGCACGGGCACCACCTGGCGGCCTTGAGGGCGGCGGCCAGTGCGGCGGCGGCCGCGTGGGCGCGCCGGGCGCACCGACGGTGGGTCCAACGCCAGCGGAGCCGATCGCACGGGAAGCAGTATCCGCGGAGCCCGGTCCGGTAGGCGAGGTAGACGGCCTCGTGCCAGGCGAGCCGCACGTACCGGGCGATCACGGCATGACCTGCAGGATGTCCCCGCACCCGGCGCACAGCAGGGCTGGTACGGCGAGGACGCCGGGTGCGGCTTCGGTGAATGTGACGGTGGTGTCGGCCTGGCCAGGGCATCTGTCGTTGGCGCAGCGGACAGTGATGGTGCCTGCGGCGTTCACCAGGTCACATCTCGTTTCGGGGTCGTGACGCCTTCGATGGCTGGCCAGCACTTCACCCGGACCTGGATCGTCCCCCAGTCGCGCATGAGGTCCCCGTCGATGGTGACGCCGAGGTGCTCGTCGGCGTCCACGACGTGCCGCTCCTGGGTGATAGTGCGGCGCATCCCCTGCCACATCGCGGCGAGGTCCCGAACCAGGTCAAGGGGGTGCACTGGTCGCTCGTGGCCGTATGCGGTCTGTGCACCGTAGGTCTTGGCGGTCATGGTCTGCTGCTCGAAGTCGAGGGAGGTCGGGGACGTCCAGTCGGCTCCGGCCCAGTCGAGGGATGATGTCGGCGGCTTCACATAGGTGATCTCCCGGGATCGGGTGGCGAACCGGGTGATCGAGCGCGGCGGGTCGGCGAAGGTGGCGGCGAGGTCCATCACGCCTCCTGGTGGGCGGCGAGGTAGGCCTCGCGGGTGGTGCGGCCGATGGCGCCGCGGGCGGAGACGGGGACGTTGTTGGCGTGGGCCCAGGCGCGGATGGCGCCGCTGCTCATGTCGAGGGGCGCGGGCTTGTCGGTCGCGTCCTGCCCGGGTGGGCAGTGGGGTCCCCCGCAGATGCTGCCGCCCTCACAGGGGGCCCGGTGCTCCGGGGGGAGGGCGATGGTCTCTGCCTCGGGGTCGCGGTCGATGGCGACGCTGGCGGCGGCTTCGCGGGCGAGGAGGAGGTCGCCGGTGGTGATGGCAGTGGGCTCGTCGTCCCAGTCGATCTCGTCGTTGTCCCTGGCAGTCTCGGCTGCGCGGCGGGCGAGGGTCTGCCCCACTTCGAGGGGGACGCTGGCGCGGGCTGCGGCGGCGTCGGGGTCGCCGAGGGAGGACCGTTCGATGAGGTCGTGGATGGTGGCCTTCACGTCCGCGTCGGCGTCGTAGAGGGCCTCCGGCTCGGCGTCGCCGATGGCGTCTGGCAGGGTGCCGGCAGGTGCTGGTGCAACGGCGATGGTGGTGATGTCGGCGGGGTAGGCGCGGAGGACGTCGTCCGCCTTGATGCCGTTCTCGCCGTCCCAGGTCCAGTAGCCATCGGTGTCGAGGGTGGCGGCGATGACGATGAGGGCGTCGTCGCCGGGCTGCGGGTCGAACGGGACGGGCGTGGCGACCTTGGTCTTCATGTCGGCGAGTTGGGCGGCGGCGTCGGCTCGGGCTGCGACGAGGGCACCCTGGGCGGCCTTCTGTGCGTCCCATCCGGGCTTGAGTTCGGCGTAGATCTCGGCGGCTTCGTCGTGGCGTGCCTGCTGGATGAGGGCGTGGACTCGTTCGGCCATGTCGACGGTGCCGCCGTCTCCGAGTTGGGCGAGGATCGGGAGCAGGTGCTCCGGTGCTGGCATGGGTATCTCCGCAGGTGGGGGTTAGTAGTGGCCCTCCGAGGGTAGCGCCCGGCCATTGCAGCGTGATGGTGGACGTGCGCGGCGTGCGGGCGGCGGGGTGGCTGGCTTTCTTCACTCGGAGGGGCGTGGTCGTCTCGTGGGGGTGGCGGCTGGCATCCCCCGGGCGTGTGCCTTCCTGGTCGGGGCGTTCTTCTCGCCTGCTTCGGGCTGGCTTGCAGGGAGATCGAGGGGAGTGGCTGCTCGGGGATGTCTTCAGGGTCTCGCCACGCAGGCGGGAACGGCGCATGGGAGCCGAGAGGCTTGCCGGGGACGTGCTGCCGGGCACGGCGCCATGTCTCGTGGCTTCCCATTCGCCCGTAGGGCGGTGTGTCGGTGGGCGGTGATGGCTCGGCGAGCAGACGTGGTGCTGCCCGTCATCGTGGCTGGGTCTAGGGCCAGGCGCTCTCTGCGTTCGCCGTTGTGGTTGGTGCCGTCTGGACCGACTTGACGGGGGCGCGTCCGGGCGTGGCGCCACGACCTGTAGCCCGGCCAGCGGCGTGTGCTGGTCCGGGCGAGTGGCCCCCGTGGGGCCTGGTTCCGGTGAGCCGTGTACTGCCGGATGTTCCGGGGCAGGTGCTGCATGGCTGCCGGGGTCGTCGCGCCCGGTCGTTCGAGGAGTTCACTCACCCAGCCGTTCACCTGCATGTCCGGGGCGTTTCCCCTTGCCCGACCTTGCGGCCAGCTCCACCCGTGGGGTGGTCTGCGGTTCCGGGAAGGGGCGCCTGACGGCATGCCCGGTCAGGGCGGGCGGGCCACTGGCTCCGGGGCGATGGTCACCCGATGTGCGCCTGACGTGCCGTGGGGATGATGCAGGTCAGCGCGAGTAGTGGCATAGTTAGGCGCAAGCGCGCCCACCCCCTTTGCGGGTGGGTAATCGAAGCCCCGGACGCGGACCTCCCAGAACGCGGATGGGGCTTCGTGCTGTTTGCGGACTTGTGTTCGAACCCAAGCCTATCGCGTCGTGCACAGATCCGCGCACGACGTGATGACGTCACGGCACACGTCGACGCTGGCCAGACACGACGGAGGCGGGGGCCGCGTCCCAGCGGCGCCCCCCACGAGGTACAACCACCAGC